ACTAACACAGCCTCTAGTAATTCTATTTTTTGTTGTGGTTTGTCTTGTATTAATCTTTCTAAGTCTTGAGGAATATTAGCATCTGGAAATTGTCTTTTAATTGTATCAGCTGGTATTTTTAATTTTCTATAAACATTATCAACTGTACCATTAGGCCCTTCTTCTATTGCAATAAGATACTGAGGAACAGGAGTAAACGTTATAGGATTAAGATCATCTCCAGGCTGAATTAACATTGCAGCTGTACCTACCGAAAGATCGAGAAGAAATTCACCTATAGCTAAATCAAAATTACTCTGGCGAAGAACAGAAAATAATTTATCTAAGTATACGTCAAGGGATTGTTGAAACTCTCCTCGTTTTTCTTCCGGTATATCATTCCCAGGTTCTAACCGGCACCATTTTTTATAGGGAGGAAAAAGACCGGATTGTATTCTATTAGCGAACCTTTGAACAGAATGAATTGCTGTACTATCGAAAACTCTAGACATTTTATTTTGTCCAGGCACGTTTCCTTCGTAGTATCCATCATAGAGATTTCTTTGAGGTAATGCGTATTGGTAACACTCCTCGTAGATTGTTCTCCAATTATCTTTAGCTGCGAATGCTTGTTTAGATCTTTTAGAAACTTCTTCTGCTTTTAAATGCATTAGGCACTCGCTTTGTTGTTTGCAGCAAACTTGGCAGCTGCCTCTTTAGATCCAAAACCCCATTTTTTTAATGCAAGTTTTAATCTTGTTGGTTTACCATCTTTCATCAAAGGCCCTTTAACTTTTGAGAACCTCGCTGCGAAAGAAATTCTTCTTGGGTTTTTTCCGGAAGATACAGGAGCTTTTAAATTTGATCCTTCTGTTCTTTTAAAAAAAGCTCTGCCTCTTTCATTCAAACCACCACTAGGATTTTTATGTTCCTTAGAATAACCCATTAAATAATAATTCCTCCTAGAACAAAAGAGATAAGTATAGCAGCAATGAACCATTTGTGTTCTTTAGCTCTTCTTCTCCATTCTCTAGGAGTATGTCCGAATACAATCATGTTATGCCTTTTTGTTTTTTTTAGCAGCAGTTATAATATCACCTCTAGTGATTTTTTTCTTATCACCATATTGTGCTGCTAATTTTTTATTAGCTGGTGATTTTTTTTTCATTTTCATTTTGTACATTATGTTACCAAGCCTTTCTTTCTTTTACGTTTTGGAAATCCAGCTTTCATATTAGCATAAGCCTCATCGCTTATTGTTGATTTAGCTTTTGTATTTGATTTGCCAGATTTCTTTTTTCTATTAATATAGTAGTACAAACCTTTCTTTGCTTTCTTACCAGATTTAGTTGTATGATACTCAGCCATTATTCATCCTCCTTCTTTCTTTGTTTTTGGCATTCACATCCTTCTTTACAATCACAAGATTTTTTTAATTTTATAAATCTAGGATTTCTTTTGTAATCTGGTATTCCTCTATCCATCTAAGCTCCTAAAGTTGTTTTGCCTGTACCAGCTCCTGGATTTCTAACACCAGCTCCTAATGCAGCTGTTTGTGTAAAATCTCCAGCTAATGATGCTTTTGTTCTTCTTGATCTTTTAATTTTTCTAGAAACTAATTTCTTGCCTTCTGGTTCAGTTACTTTTTTAACTTCCTCTCTTCTCTCTGTAATATCAGATGTTGGTTTATCTGGTGGTGATCCACCTCCACCTAGAGCTTTAGTAATAGTTTTTTTAATTATTTTTACCGGTGATCCTCCCATTATGTGTACCTCGTTTGTGTGTCCATTGGATTACGATTAATACTGTCAACCGGTGTCATTGATGTAGCAACACCCAATGCTGGATTATTTCTTTCATCAGAAAATAATAATTTAGATTGGGTTCTTCTAGATCGAGATCTTGATGCTAATTTTCTTTTTTCTCTTTTCTCATTGGCATCAGCTCTTGCCTCTCTTTCATCTAACAACTTATTAGCTGTATCCACTTGTTTAGGTGGTTCATATTTTGGCATTTTGAATAATGATCCCATAGTTTTAAAAGTACCTCGCAAACATTTTATAATCAGAACCATCTACTCCATAATGTTTCAATAGTCCTTCATTTACAAAATATATGCTTTTTATCCATTTGAGAGCAGAAACATTTAAAGAACTGACAGTTACTTGTAATCTTTTTAATTTTAGATCAGCAGCTACTAACTTCATGAACTGTAATGCGCCTTTATGAAATTTTATTTTATGTTCAGAAATTTTTTTTCTATCAGGTATCAACCATAATTCTGCAACTCCTGGCCAATAAGGAACTACACCAAAGCAAAGCATAGGCTTACCATTATCAATAACACAGTAACCATAACCTTGTTGTGATGCTGCATCTATGTAATCAAGATAATTGTTTTGAGATAAATTTAATTTATCAAATTCATTTAGATCCATAATCTTTAATAGATAAGATCTAAATGGTACTACACTAATCTTTGATCCCTGGATCTTGAATATCTGTTCTAGTTTGTTGAGGTTCATTTATTTCTTCTGCTGTAGCTCTTGTTCCAGGCTGATGTAGAACTAATCCTTTCCATTGATCGTTTTCTACTTCTATAACTTTTTCTTGTAATAATTCTACTTCTCCTACTTTCCAAACTTTAATTAAATATTTTTTCTTCATGCAAATATATCGAAATCTGCACTAGCAACTGATGCTGTAAAATTTTTATTTCCACCCCTGGTTAATCTTTTATGTTCACCACCACCTAGTAATAAATACATAAATGCATCGCCAACGTGAGAATGTTCATTTTTATTTGGCTGATCTTTAAATCTTTCACCACCAGATATTTGTACTCGTTTAAAATGATAACCACCACTTAATGCTTTTCTTAATCGTTTACATCTTTTGTCAACAACCAATCCTGGCTTACCCTGGATTAGTCTATTCATAGGAGCTGCACCAGCCTCACGTCTAACTCTAAAATCATTTGTAGCTGTGGGCCTAGCAACTAATCCTATTGTTCGTAAATGATCAAAAGCAGTAACTTCAAAAATCTCATCTCTCTTTTGTCCAGCCGGATCTCCCCAGACTAAGACATCAAATTTAGGAAACCTAGTTTCTAATTCACCTTTTAATAAATAACCAAACCTCTCCAGGCCCATATCAAAAGTTACAAGCTCATGTAAGATAACCCATTGACCATTAGCTAGTTTCTGTCCAAAGATAGCTGCTGGAGTTAAACCAAAGTCAACACCAACCTGGATAGGGTATTGTATATCCGGTTCAATATAATCTTCTGTCATTAAGGTGTCATCGTATTCGGACATAACAGGCTTACCCTCTTGCACATAAGTGTACTTTCCCTGGGCATAACATCTAATCCAATCTAGATTTTTGCCGAGTAAAGTCTGTTCGTAATATCCAGCTGTAAGATTTTTTTTATTTTCTGCATTAGGATTTTGCATCCACCATTTACCAGAACTAAATACAAAACCATTAGCCTCTGGATTTTCTGGCAGCTCCTCCTGGACAACTTCTTCAACTGCTCCTGGCTGTTTAAAAAATTTCCAGGCAAACTTACCTTTCATCTTTTCTTTTTCTGCAAGTCTGTACCACCAATGATCATCATCCATTGGGTTCGTATCCATAATAATAAATCTATTACTAGATCCACCATCAGCTTTTGTAGGATACCTTCCAACTCTGTGTGTTAATCCATCGATCACAGCTTTAGGTAATTCTCTTGCCTCGTTAACCCAGGCTCCTGTCAATTCCATTGACAATAATTTTCTAACATCTTTTGGTTGGTCAAGGGCCAGGAAGATAACCTCACAATCAATGCCTGGAGCATTATCTCTTGCCGGTAATTTTATATGATGCGTTAAAGGTGGTGACCATCTAAATGCACCCCAAATGTTCTCTGGAAATAATTCTTGCCATGTTTTAATTGTAGTTGTCCTCAACTCCGGATAAGAATTACGAACTACAACAAACCTAGAATACTTGATCCCATCACGAGGGCTTTGTACTTGATTAACAGCTTTGATCATAATCTCTGCTGCACAAGCATAAGACTTGCCGGAACCTACAGGCCCCATCAATCCTCTTACAAAACTTTTATCTTGTAGGAACTTCCATACTGTTGGTGATGTACTAAAATCTAAATTAAGATTTGTTATTGCATCATTCATATAAAACAAACTCCTTCACATTCATCCATTTCTGAAAACTCTAATTGATTTGAATTTTTATTTTTAAAGTCTATTTCTTCTAATGGTTTCTTTCTACTATGTACAAATAACTCTGCTGTTTCATTTATAGTATTGTATGGCCCTTTAAAATTTCTGATTTTTT